AGCCATCATCGCGCAGGAAAAGGTCATTGGTGGCCTCGTCGAGCGCGAGGCCGATACGAACCGCTGTCATAGGATCATCGCCCTCAGCTTTGCGGCCAACGCCGTGAATTGGCCCTGATGGGTGAGCGGCCAGATGCCGGAAGAAGACCCGCTCGAAACCGTCGTCGTCTCATCGCCGAGCAATTCCACGACCTGCGCGAGGATATCGAGGAAGTTGCCTTCCGCGCCGTTGAGCTGGAACTTGCCATCTGGCGAGCCCTTCATGCCGAAGGAGCCGGAGGCATTGAAACGCAGGTGGAAGTTCTCCAGGTCGATGTTCTCAATGGTCTGCGAAAGACTGTCACCGCCCGATAAGGACGCCCGAGCCGTCGAGATGTGAAAAGAGCGAGCATCGGTCGCAGTCGCGTCACCCCCCTCTTCAAAACCCTCCATCGCCCGCATCTGAGGGGTCAGCATAACGGGTGTGCCTTCCGGTATCGGAAAGGTCATCCCGCCGTTCGCCGTCATCGGCTGATCAACGGGGACATCGTACAGGAGCGGCATGTCGACGGGCACGCCATTGTGAATCGGCCGGTACTTTGGCTGAACGTTGACGGTGCGACCGTTCCACGCGCCGACGGTGACACCGGGGATAGGCCCCCACATGCTGTCCCGTTCGGCCTGAGCCTGCTGGCCGGTGACATCGCGCTGGTTATTCGTTGTCTTGCCAAGATACCCCGGCATCAGCGTTTCACTCCTTCATCGACCTTCCCGCCCTTGATCGCCTCGCCGGTGATGTCGATCTTGAAATCGCCGGTGTAGTTGTCACCGGAGTAGGTGCACTCCGAGACACGATACATGCCGTCCTTGGCGTTCATTTCGAGCGTCTGGCTCTTGATCTGCACCCGGCGGTTCGGGCGGATTTCCGGGTTGAGGAGACACGAAACCCGCGCGCCATTATCCGTTATGGCAGGCGTGCCGATCATGCCCGTTTCCGGTGTGATCAGCGCCACTGTGCCGACAAATCCGTCACTCGGCACCACTTCCAGCGTCTCGTTCTGGCTCGACCAGTAAAAGCCGTTGCCCCGACCTATCGTGTCCATTTCCCGCACACAGGAACCGCAAACGGCATAGGGGCGCTTGAAGGTCTTGCCTTCCAAGGCTTCCGGAAGCTTGAATTCGCCCCGGCTGAGACCCTTGGCCTCCATCTGCTTGGCTATGTCGTCGATCACGTCCTTGACTGGAGTGCCGGCCGGATAGCTCTTGCTGATCGTGGCACGACGGAAAGCAGCATCGCCATCCCCACAGGCGATGGTAGTGATGATGTTCGTGCCTTCGCGCTTATGCTCGACGTCGCGCACCGCGCCTTTGAAGATGATGCCGACGTTCCCGCTTTCACCGGGCGGCATATAGCCAGCCTCGAGCGTGATGGCGTCGAACTCCTTGCCCATGCCGTTCCGGGTGGTCTCGGCGAGGTTATAGAGCTTGATCTCCGCCGAGTTTGGCGAGGACGATATGCCCTTGCTGATCGAGAACTCGATCTTGATTTCATGCGTTGAGACCGGGCCGGGATTGATGATCAGGCCGCCGTTGAAGGACGCCCTGACTTTTCTCAGGTACTGGAGCATCAAGCCTCCGCCAGTTCAGCGTCAGAGGCATGGAATAGCTTGACCGTGCCGGCCGGCAGCGCCTGACGATCAGGAACGGCTCCCGGCGTCACAGCGGCGGCGAAGACCACACCCAGGCCGAAATTGAACGGAGCGAGCAGATTAACGCCCGTCACGATCCGCCGCCCCAGAAGGACAGGCTGATCGTCAATGGCGAGGTCGAAGCTCCAGCGCTCGGAAGTCGGATTGTACCGTAGCCGGATCGTCACCCGTCGCCCGTTGATGATCGTCCCGAATTGCTGATCGGCAGCGTCGATGATGCGGAAGACTTCCATCAGTCACCTAGCAGGCTCGAAAGATAGGAACGGTCGGCCGGCATAGCGGAGACAACGCCTGCATCGCCGCGCTGGATGGTCTGGGACGCGCGATCCGGTGTTGCTCCGCCCTTGGCCCGCTCAGAGGTGGCCGGCGCTGCACGGGTGCTCTTCTTGCCGCCAGGCTTCCCGCGCTCGCTGTTGTCGCCATCAGGATCGGCGGCATAGGCCGTGCCTACTATGATGACCTCTTGAAGCTCGACCCTGCCGCGGAAGACAGACGAATAGGCGGCGTCTCGCTCTGGGTAGATGCCCTTCACCAGCATATTGCTGAACACCTTCAGCCCCGTGACGAGGGTGAAGGGCACGCGAGACTCCTGGAATGCCACGAGCGCGTTGAATGTGGCCGCTGCATTCCCCGTTGCGACGTCCAACCCTACCTTCTTCGGCATCACGACGGCATGGTCAGTGATTTTGGCGCCCGTCTCTATGGCGATTTCGGTGATGTCGAGTTCAGAACTCGGCTTTTCCGAAATGACGCAATCCAGCGGCACCGGCCCGATGGCGGTTGAAAAGGCGATGATTGAGGACATCAGAACGCATCATCCTTCTCGAAACGCGAGGCGCGAGCCGCACCAGCAGCAGCGCCACCCACTGCATTGCCGACAGCAGAGCCAATCGCCGCCGAGACATTCGGCACGCCATTCACCACAACGCCGCCCACGTTGACCGTGGTGGATTTGTCGCTGTTGTCGGTCAGGGTGTTGGTGACAGATGCAGCAGCGGCCCCGCCTTCCATCTTGGCACGGTTCTCTTCGAGGTTCTGGAGCAGGAACTTGTAATCCAGCGCGTCTTTGGTGAACCCTGCGGTCGGGTTCTCGGCGGGGCGATCAACACGACGGTTGCCGTCCATGTAGATGAAATTGCCGTCCTTGTCGTAGCCATGCCCGCCTTCGATATAACCGGGCTTGGCGCGGGGATTGTCTACAGCCTTTGTGGCCGACGCCTTTGCATCGAGGCTTGCGAGATAGTCGAATCCAGACTTGGCAAGGTAGAAGGCTGCCGAGAACGCCCCCAGAGCAGCGGCGAGCGGCCAAATGGAGGACGTGAATAGGCCCATTGCCGATGCCGCAGCAACAAGACCGCCGGCAGCAAGAGCTATCGCCGTGATGCCCGACGCAACCGCATCAGGATCCGCCCCGAGCAGGCCCGCAAGAGCGTCCGCGAAGCGGCCTATGACGGAATCCCCACCCCGCAAATAAGTGAGGAAATCGTCCACAGCGAGCGCTAGAGCACTGAACAGCGACACGATGGGGAACAACCGCACGCCGATGGCGAGCAAAGCCCATTTGAGGCTTTCCCATACCGCTTTATGTTCCTCGATCAGTTCGGCGATGGTTCCCCAATGAGCGGCGAGCCGCCATCCGAACCGAGAGATAGCGTCGGTGATCCAGACAAACGCTGCTGACCAAGACTTGGCCCAGCGGTCGAGCGTGCCGTCAAGGTCAAGCTGGTTCAGGAAGTTGATCAACCGCCCAAGCTGGCCCTTCACAGCGTCAAAGAAACCGGCCTCGCCGATCCGTCGCAGGAAATCCGTCCACGTATCCGACAGGTTCGATACCATGCCGTTCCAGGTCTTGGACTGGCGGATCATCGCGCCGGAAAAGCGCTGGCCGAACCGCTCCTGGATGAACTTCGTGATTTCCTCGCCGGTCTTCTTCACCGTCTTGGTGAGTGTCTTACCATTTTCAGTCCACGAGAACGTGACCTGATTACCGGCCTGGCTGGCGCGGATGCCAAATTCCTTAAGGCGCTCAAACTCGCCGGTGGAAGCGTCGGCGATCATCTCCACGGCGTCGATAAGGCGTTTCCCCATGGCCGAAGAGGCGTTGCCGAGGTCTTCCATAAGGCCGTTCGTCGGGTCCATGCCGTAGGCACGAAGCTTGACGAAGGCAGAGGTCAGTTCCTCGACCTCATAGGGCGTCTTCTTTGCGAAGTCGCTGATCCAGTCGAGGGATGCGCGAGCCTTTTCGGCGCTCCCCTCCACCGTCTCAAGTGTAGCTTGGAAGCTCTCGAACTTCGCGGTCGTGCTAATAACCGCCTTTCCGAGGAAGGCAGCGGCTCCCGCGGCGGCAGTAGCTGCAGCGGCAGCGAAGACGGCCAGACGCTTCGCCGTCTCTTCGATCGATTGCGTGAACGAGCGGAGCTTGTCTTGCCCCTTGACCTCGTAGCCAAGGATGGCGATCAATTCATCAACGATCATCGGTTGAATTCCAACTGGTGTAATTTCTACTCAGGCTACGGAGAGCAAAATGCATCTGAAAGCAGTACTTGTCGCTTTCGCCATCGGTGCCACGCCGGCATTCGGCGAGGTATTGGACAGCGTTCCTGCGACAGCGCAGCAAGAGAAGTTTAATAACGCCGTCGCCGAGTATTCAGCGGCCTATGCATCGGCGGCAAATGCAATGGCGGCAGGGGCTCAGCAGCAGAAGAGAGCCAAAGCTCTTTGCTCCATCCTCGGGAAGAGCCGCGCAGTTAAGGACTGGACCGGGTTCATCACAGAACTTTCTTCGAACGGCGACGGCCTTGGCGTGCTTGGTATAGAGACGGGAAAAGGCGTTACCATAAAGACGTGGAACAACGCCCTGTCCGACTCTGGCGATAATACCCTACTTCCGCTGGACAGCCCGGTGATGGAGGTTGCAATGAATCTATCTGTAGGACAGGCAGTGCAATTCTCTGGAACCTTTGTCCGCGACCGGGCGCAATGCATCCGTGAAAGTTCGATTACTCAGGACGGGTCAATGCGCCAACCAGAATTCATAATGCGGTTCACGAGCCTCAAGCAACTCGGCGACAAATATCAGTCAAAAGCGAAGAGCGGCGAAAGCCTTCTCCATAAACTGTTCGGATCGGATTAACCTTGCGCCAAATTGCCATCGCGCTTCTCCTTGTTTTGCCTGCTCCTTTTGCCGGGGCCACCGACATCGTTGGCCGCGCCTCCGTCATCGATGGCGACACCATCGACATCCACGGAACCCGCATCCGCTTTGACGGAATTGACGCCCCGGAAAGCCGACAGAGCTGCGTTGATGCCGCTGGCAAGCCATACCGTTGCGGCAAAGCTTCGGCGGAAGCCCTTGATGCCTTCCTCTCAGAATCCCGCCCCGTCTCGTGCCGCAAGACCGGAAGAGACCGGAACAGGATCGTTGCTATCTGCACCCGAGCCGATGGAACCGACGTGAACCGCTGGCTGGTTGCCAACGGCCACGCCATCGACTGGCCGAAATACAGCAAGGGCCGGTATGCGAAGGAACAGCGCCAGGCGGAAGCCGCGAGGCGCGGCATATGGGCCGGGACATTCATCCCGCCTTGCGTGATCCGCGGCGCTCGGTGCGATTAATCCTTCCGGCTCTTCTCCTGCATTGCCGCTTTCAGATCGAGCGCTTCATGCGCGTCCATGACATCTTGAAGCGTGACCCACGTTCTTAGATCGGCCTGGGTGTAGACCGGCGGGTCCGC